CCAAAACCTAAACCTAAAGCAGACTATTTATCATTTTAGCACCTGTCAGCCTGAGCCTATTATGAGATACAAATATTTAGTATTTGGTCATGCTAATGAAGTTAAAACAAATTGGTTAGATGAGATATTTTATAAATGGACACCAGATAATCAAATAAGCGATTTACATTGTGTTTCTTATAATTTATGGAACGCAGTATCATTTGATAAAAATACTTTGCCTGAGAGCCTTAAAATACATAAGAACTTTAATAAAGAGTTAGTATGAGCGATATAGATTATGCAAAAGAAATTAGGAAGCAAGTTAACATCCTAAACGAGTTAATTAAAGAGGCTGAGGCTAATGATTTAGATATTGTTATTTGGCAGTTTGGAAAACAGGCAGAGCATACCTTACAGGTTAAGATTACAAAAACAGTTGAGTTATGAATGCTGCCATTATTATAGATGATAGGGAAGCGATAGCAAATAAGGCTATCTCAGACCATAAAAAGTATTTATCTGATGATTGGGTTGTTTTAAATATAAAGCCTCCTTATGAGGGCGGGATTTACCACATAAAGACTGCTCAGGTTTATAACAACATATTAACGAATGCTAACTTTTGGAAGGGTTGTATTTATGATAGGGTGCTAATATTTCAGCATGATTCAGGATTGTTAAAGACAGGAATTGAGGAGTTTTTAGAATGGGATTTTATAGGAGCGTGGATTAAGAACATACCGGGTTGCATGAACGGAGGTTTAAGCATTCGCAATCCAAAGCTAATGTATGAGATATGCTCAAAGCATCCTTATAAAGGCATGGAAAAAGATGGTAATGAAGACATTTACTTTACCAACAAGATGCGTGAATTAGGCTATAAGTTACCTGATAAGGCAACCTGCAATAAGTTTGCAGTTGAAACAGAATTTGAGTATGGCTCAGTAGGCTATCATGCAATAGATAAATACCATAAAAATTATAACTTATTATTAAAGCAGTATGAAAATAGTTAGGTTTTTATTTCACATGATAGCAGGAGCGTTTTTTTTGCTAGGTTTTAGCTTTATTTTATTAGCAGTAATTGGTTTAATTAAATATATATGGTAAACTTATTTACTTCAATTTATACCGATAAAAGCGCAATTAGGCAAAAGGAATTAATTTACTGCTTAAATAAGAATATAGCTAATGCGCATATTAATAAAATTTATTTATATGTTGATGGCGAAGTAGAAATTCCTGAATCTGATAAATTAGTAATTATACCATTTAAGAGACCTACTTACAGAGATTTCTTTAATCTAATTGATAGAACAGTAACAAGCAGAGAGGATATTTCAATAGTTGCCAATACAGATATTTATTTCAATAATACTCTAAATGGTTTAAACTTACATGAACGGCAATGCATAGCTTTAAGTAGGTGGGATGATAAGATTGGCGGGTTAAAATTACACAATGAGAGATTTAGTCAGGATGTCTGGATGTTCAAAGGTAAGATGCGAAATGTTAATTTCTGCGATTTTTATTTAGGCATACCGGGTTGTGATAATCGGATTGCTTATGAGTTACATAGCGCAGGTTATGCGCTTTATAATCCTGCTACAAGAATTCAAGCTATTCACTACCATAGAAGTGATTTGCATAATTACGATGGCAAAACATTAAAAATACAAAGACCATATTTATTTATTCCGGTAACATGAAAATCTTATTAACTCCAGGCATCTACTTACCACACCAAAGAGCCGGATCAGAAATCTATTTGCACAGAGTTGTAAAATATCTAATGAGCAAAGGTCATGAGGTTAAAGCAGTTACTAGATGCCCAGAGAATTACAGTTTTGATGGCATAGAAGTTTACAAAGCCAAAGACAATTACAAGCATTGCCATAATGATTTATGGGACTGGGCGGATTTAGTGTTTTGTCAACTGTCAGGCACTTACTACGCAATGAACAAGCAAAGGCTAAAAGCTAAAAAAGTTATAAACTTTGCTCATAACAACGTAGGCTATCCGCAGGTCAACATTAGACCGAATGTTTATACTGTGTATAACTGCGAGAATACAAAGCAAGAATTAAACTATAATCAAGAAACCTACACCTTATACGCGCCAATAGATTACAGAGATTACTCAACTGATAGACCAGAGGCAGAATACGTGACGCTGATAAATCATAACGAAAACAAAGGCGGTCAGATATTAATAGAGATAGCTAAGCGAATGCCTAAAACAAAGTTTATGGCAGTACAAGGCGGTTACTATCATCAGATCAAAGATGAAAAGGTCAGGAATATAAAATATGTACCTTTAATTGATGATGTGCGCAAATATCTGGCAATGACTAAGGTTTTAATAGCGCCATCAGAATACGAGAGTTATGGAATGGCTCAAATAGAAGCTCTGTGTTGCAATATTCCTGTTATCTGTTCTGATATACTAGGTTTTAGAGATAGTGTCTCAGATGCAGGCATATTCGTTGATAGAAACAATATAGAGGGTTGGATAGATGCTATTACTAACATAGATACTATAGAGACTAAAAAAACGCCTTTGCAAAGGGCAAAAGAATTAGATCCTGTTAAGGAATTGCCAAAGTTTGAAAATTGGTTAAATAAAATATGTAATTTAGCGCTATTATAATGGAAAAAAAAGAGTATCTAAAAGCACCTTTTAAACCTAAGCAGAATGAATCAGTTAAACGTAGTGAGCCTAGCGGAGGCAAAATTATACTTGAGAATAGATCCAGACGATACTATAGAAGATGGATTGATTACCTCATTAATAAAATCTGCGGTTAATCAGGCAGAGGAATTTACCTTACAAGTATTATGGCAAAGAGAATTGAGTTTAATTACTCCTGTTTCTGGTGCAGTTAAAATATATGAATATCCTTTGATCTCGGTTGAAACTGTGGTAGATCCTGACATGGTTGCGCTAACATTTGAAACAATCGAAACTCAGGGATTTACTGAGGTTATATCTAGCACGGCAGGATTCAATACAGTTACATTTGTAGCAGGTTACGGATGGAATTATGAGGGCGGTTCTGAGGTTCCAGATGACATAGAAACGGCAATCAAAGAAATGATAGCTTTTTATTATGAGAATAGGGATAACCCAGTTGTTGGAATGCCTACGATTGCAACTCTTTTACTATCGCCTTACAGGCGTATAACACTATTCTAATGAATCCCGGCAGATTAAATAAGCGCATTACATTTGGCACGTTTAGCTCGGTTGAAAATGCCTATCAGGATTATGTAATTACGTTTGTGCCTGTATTAGCTACATGGTCAAATATAAAGCCATACGATGGTAATAGACAGTTACAAGCGCAAGAACAGGTTATAAACCAGTCTTATAGATTTACAATCCGGTATAGAAAAGACTTTGCACCTACAAAGGACATGAGGATTCTGTATGAGTTAAATTTTTTCACTATTCATTCAATTAGGAATGTAGATGATACATTTCGGTTTTATGAGATACTGGCATCTGTTACGGATAATACTAATGGCAGCTAAAATAGATATTTCTAAACTTTTATCTCAAATTTCAGCATTTGATCATGATGCTAATAGGTCAGCCGTTTCTGTTACTAATGAAACAACTCAACAAATGGTTACAAATGCTCAGTTAAGAGTTGTAGTAGATACAGGTCAGTTAAGATTATCAATAGGTAAAACAACTGCTAGAGTTGGTTATAATCGCTCATTCTTTTTTGCAAATGCTCCATATGCGGCTTATGTTGAGTTTGGAACTGGGGAGGGTGTTAAAATACCAAATGGGTTTTCAGATTTAGCAGAGCCTTTTAAAGGAACAAGAATAAGAAATTATCGTGCTAAACCTTTTTTTATACCTAGCTACCTAGAGGGCATTCAACAATATCCAAAAGAATTAAGAAAAGTATTAGAAGTTCAGATAAGAAAATATAATGCAAAAAAATAATTACATTTGAGAAATGAAGGATGCTAACCTATCGATACTAAATGCATATAAGACTACACTAGCTAATTTAATAGTTGGCGGTGTAACTATTCCAGTATATTCAAAGTCAGCGCCTTTAAATAATGTCCCGGCTAAATACGTTATATTATCTAGTCAAACAAGATTGCAGGAAAAAACAAAGTGCGGTTATTGGTATTTATGTACTATAAACGTGCAGATAGTAACTAGATACCCAAACGGAAATGGTGATTTAAGTTTTTCAATGGTTATAGGTGAAGAGATACAAAATAGAATACAAGCTACTAACTTAACTTTAAGTAACTTTATAAATGTAGATACTTTACAATTATTGACAAATGAGGTAACTTTAGAAACAGAAACAGAAAACATATTTCAATACATACTAACTTTTCAACACAAATTAAATAGAACTTAATTATGGCAGCAGAAACATTTTATTCAGGCAGTCTATTCATGCTCTACATTCGCACAGGTGGCGCATGGAAGCCAGTAGCATGTTTGACATCAAACGGAATCAGCGAATCATGGGATTTTGCTGAGACAGTAACTAAATGCGATCCTGGAGTTACCAGACGCAAACCTACTACTTATTCTTATGAAATTCCTTTTGAAGGCGTTTTTACAGATACAGTCGGTGCAGGTGGCGATACCGCTAAAGCATCATGGGACACAATTAAAAACATTGCAAGAGCAAAGACTTTGACTGAGTATCAGGTAGCTTTATTACTTGCTAATGGTGCAGAAGATCCAAACTTTGCCGCTCAATTTGGAGCTGCTTATTTTAGCGCATTAGAAATCACAGGTGCAGAAGGCGAGTTTATTACCTTCACTGGTACTTTGTTAGGTGATGGCGATATTACTGAGGTTGATCCTTATCCGGGTTACTAAATGGAGGGACATTTAACGTACAAAATAGGTGAAGTTGATAGGCAGATGTTCTTTGGCAATTATGCACTAGAGCAAACGCTAACTCACTTTGATGCATCGGTAACTGATTTATCGGATTTGTTAGGTAAACAATTACTGCCGTTCTTGAGAATATTTATCTATCATGCTGCGGCTTATCCTTTATTAAAAAAAGGCGAGATATTAGACTTTACGGAGTTTGATGTACATGATTGGATTGATAATTCTGGAGGCTCAGGTGGTGAGTTTATATTAACTATATCTAAAGAAGTCTTTAGAGTGCTAGGGTTAAATACAGAGGTAACAGAACAAAAAAAAAGCAAAGCGGAAAGTTAAATTGGAATAAAGATGTGCTGACATTTGCTTTTGGTGAGATGGGAATGATGCCCGATGAGTTTTACGCCTTGACATGGAATCAATATATATTGAAATGTCAAGGCTTTTTTAATAAAGAAAAAAAAGACTGGGAGCGGATTGGATGGTCTACGTGGAACGGAATGAGAGTTCACGTAAATAAAGGAATGCCCAGTTTTAAAAAGTTTATGTCATTTATCTACGAAAATGATGAGATAGCAGACATGGACATAATCAAAGATCAAATGAATAAGGCGATGCTTAAATACTTACAAGATGCAAGGAATTGAGATACCTATTGGCGCACCTTTAGGCAAATTAGATGATGATTTAAAAGGTGCTCAAAAAAAATTAAAAGGATTTACTAATACTGCTGAAACAGATTTAAAAAGTTTTTCATCTACTGCTAGTAGTACATTTAAAAGCGTAGGACTTGCTTTTGCAGGTGCTTTTAGTGTAGGTGCTTTTGTAAGTTTTGGGAAAGAGGTATTAGCAGTAACGGCTGAGTTTGAAAAGTTTGGTGCAGTTCTAGGTAATACTTTAGGCTCTAATGCTTTAGCAAAATTAAAATTGAAAGAAATTTCAGATTTTGCAGCTAAAACTCCATTTAGCGTAAATGAATTAACTGATTCCTTTATCAAGTTAGCTAATCAAGGATTTAAACCTACGGGAGATGAAATGCGAAGTCTAGGAGATTTGGCATCAAGCACAGGTAAATCATTTAATCAATTAGCAGAGGCAATATTAGATGCACAAACTGGTGAATTTGAAAGACTAAAAGAGTTTGGAGTTAGAGCACAGGCTTCTGGTGATAAAGTAATTTTTACTTTTAAAGGAGTTCAAACCATAGTAGATAAATCATCTGAGGCTATTAGAGGTTATGTTTTATCTTTAGGTAATGCTGAGGGTGTATCTGGATCTATGGCAGTTATATCTGAAACATTAACAGGTAAGATTTCAAACTTAGGGGATAGTTGGGATCAAATGCTTGTATCAGTTGGAAGCAATACTTCTGGAGTGTTTACTAGCGCTATTGATTTAATAAGTCAAGCAATTAATAAAGTTACAGATTTTAATAAATCCTTAAATACAGTATCAAAATTTAAACTTGAATCAGATTGGGGCGAAAAATTAAATAGAGCAATAAATCCTTTTGCAGAAAAAGGTTCAACATCTACAGAAAAAGCTATTTATGCTATTAAACAAGCTGATACTGAGGTTACTAAATTTGTAAGCGGAGCATTAGCAGGTGCAAAAAGCACTTCTGATTTTGGTACTGCAATAGCAACTCTGCAAAAACAAGGCAATGCTATGATTGCTGATTTTAAAATGTTTGCTCCGCAAGGATTAGTAGGGATAAAAACAACTTATGAAGAAGGAATAAAAGCCTTAAAAGAGGGCAGGACTGCTTTTGAAAATGAATTAAAAAAGAGCACACCTGCAAAAATAAATTTAGCTGCGGAAAAAAAGGCTGCTGCTGAGGCTGCAAAATTAGCAAAAGAATCAGCTAAAACTCAGGCTGAAATAAGAGTACAAGCTCAAGCATTTGCAGGTAAACTAGTTATAGATGGTTTTACAAGAAACATTGAAGCTGAAAAGTTAGCTATTGAAAAGGAATTTGCAGGACTTGATGCATTAATAGAAGAAACAAATCCTTTTGCTAAATTATTTGAAAAGCAAGATCAAGCTAATGTTCAGTCCTTATTAAGTCCATTTAAAAAATTTAAAGTTATTTTACAAAGCGAAATATTGCCTCAGATTGGAAGCTCATTTAAAACTTTCTTTGATGATATTTTAATGCAAGGTAAGTTTTCATTTGATTCATTAGGTCAGGCAATTGCAGCTTTAGGTCAGGCAATTAAAAATACGTTTTTATCAGTATTAGCTAATGAGGCAACTCAGGGTGTTTTAAATTTGTTAGGATCTAAAGGCGGTAAAACTGGAAAAAGTGCAACTCCATTAATATCAGGATTAGCTAAATTAATAGGAATAGGAGCAGGCGGCGCAGCGGCAGGAGTAGCAACCGCAGGTGCTTTATCTGGAGTTGCGGCAACGACTGGAGGTGTAATTTTAGGCGCACCAATAGCAGCTGCAGGAACAATAGGATTAGGAACAGTTGGAGCAGGAGTTGCAGCGGGTGGAGCAGTAGGCGTAGGAACTGCAGGAGTGGCAGCAGGAACAGTTGCATCAGGTGGATTGTTACTGCCTATTTTAGCAGGTATAGCAGCAGCAGCAGGTATTGTATCATTATTAAGTAAGAAAAAACAAGTACCTGTTCCTCAAGCATCATCAACTATCAGCACAAGTGCCGCAGGATCTGCTCAGGATTTTGGAGGTGGTAGAGTTGTATTTGAGATTTCAGGAACTAACTTAATTGGTGTATTAAATAGAGCAGGTGCTAAACTTCAAAGATTCGGACCATAATGTATAACCTTAAATACTTTTTTACCTTTTACGCAGATAGAGATACTAGGATTGAGAATGGTACTCCAGATGATTATACTTGTGATATATCGCAGTTAGATTATGATGGTGAAGTAATAGAAATTCAGGCTCAACAGAATCCTATACAGATTAACTATCAGAATACTTCAAGCAATAAGCTAGAGGCTATCATAGGCTCAGAGTGTACCTTAAACCTAATAGCTACTGAGGACTTTGAATTAGAGGATTTATATACTGAGAATGAGCGTGAGTTTTTAGTAGAGATATTTAGAAATGGAGGCTTAATTTGGTCAGGCTTTATCATTCCAGATGGATGTCAGGAAGCGTTCACCTTTGCACCTTATCCAATTTCTGTAAATGCCGTTGATGGGTTAGGATTGCTTAAAAATCTGTCCTATGTCCAGAATGATGGTAATTTCTATTTAGGCAAACAAAGTTTTTTAGAGGTTATAAATGCCTGTCTAATTCGATTAGATGCTCCTTCATTGGTCTTAAATACTTGCGTTAATATTTATGAAACGAGCATGACTCAGGGCAATTCATACGATCCTCTGGCATTGTCTTTTGTAAATAGTGAGAGGTACATAAAAGATGACCAATTTACTCCAATGAATTGCGAGGATGTACTAAGGTCAATACTAGAGGAATGGACTGCGGTGATGATACAAAGCGGTGGCGAATGGTATATTTATAGACCAACTGAATTGGCTTTAAGTGGTGATTTAGCATTTAGAAAATATTTAGATGGGCAAAGAGTTTATGATCAACCAACTGTTACGATTGACTTAGATGCTACTTTAGGAGGTGAGAGTGAGGGCGTTATTTTATCGCCTTATTTCCATATCAATACCGACCAGATGAAGATGATAGATAGACCATATAAAAATGCGTCTATGGCTTATCTGTATGGTAAACTTGAGAATACAGATGAGAAATTAGCAAATCCAAATCTAACAGGAGCAGGGCAAAGTTGCGGAGGCGATCCGATTGGTCCTTGTGATAGCGTAACTATTCCCGGTTATACTAAAACAGGCACAATGTATGCAGGTTTATATCCAACTGGTGGAGTAATATTTTACACTACAGGAGGCACTTACCCTGTATTGACTGACTATTATCAAAACAATAACTTAATTCCTGTAACATTAAACATAACTGTACAAGAGAGATTAAAATTTATCATTGAATATGAGAATCCTGATCCTTTATATGGAACGGATATGAATTTTGTGATTAGCTTATATGATGGAATAAGCACTCATTATTTACAGGCAGATGGAAGCTGGGCAATTACACCAGCTGCTCCAGGTATTGAATATTATCAAATTAGAAGTCCAATAGGTGCAGGAGGTACGGAAACAATTATATCTAATGCCGTTCCAATTAGCGGAAATGTTACCTTTAGAATATTAGCGCCTTCAGGTACTGTAAATGATATAGTTTATACTCGGATTTCTGCTTATGTATTTTTAGACTTTGGGGATGAGATAGGTGAGATACATACGGCAACACAAACAGGTAAATTTACTTTTGTGCCTGAGACTATCAATGTCTTTAATGGAGATAGTCCTAATGTAATGTACGTTGGTGCTATATATCAGGATGATGAGGTTACTTTAACAGAACGATGGGTAAGGCGTGGATTATCTGAGTCTATTTTAGCAGTTCCTTATGAGGTTAATAAACAATTTCTAAGGATTGCAGTTGAAGAAAAACAAAGGTTATATGCAGGACCATTTGTAAGGTTTGAGGGTTCTATCTTTGGATATTTTAATCCTGTGACTAGATGGTCTATTAACTCTATTACAGGGTACTTCATGAATCTAAGTTTAAACTATGATCTTCAGCAAAATATCTGCAAAGCAGTATTAGGTAGGATTGTAAATGAAGAGATAGCTTTAGATTATGTTAAAACTCCAGACTATGGAGCAACAACTCGGGTAACAGTAAAAGGAACGCCATGATGTTATACATAAACGATATACCTGTAGGGTGTTTAACCTCTGTAAGTAGATCAGAGCAGATATCTTTTATAGGTACTTGCAAGACTACACAGTCAGGCGCTCAGACGCAATTAGGAAGGCTCTACACCTACTCAATTCCTTTTGAAGGTGTTATGACTACAGATAACAGTATAATGTCATGGACAGGCTTAAAAGCGTTAGAAAGAATTAAGGTTAATTGGGAAATTGTTGGTCCTGATATTGAAGCAGGGCAAGGATTCATTGAGAATCTTGAGATATTGGGTGAGGTTACAGATTTTATAAAATTTAGTGGGAGTATAATAGGCTATGACTAATTTAATGCTTTACATCAATGACTTGCCAGTAGGTTGCTTATTAAGCAATAGCTTGAGCGAATCTATTAGTTTTATTAAGACTTGCAAAAGCACAGAGGAAATGGGGCAAAAGCAGTTAGGTCAGTTGCATTCTTATTCTGTAAATTTTGAGGCGGTTTATGCCGTAGATCAGGCAATCATAGGATGGAATGATATTAAGGATTTAGGCAGGTCTAGGAAGATGATGGATTGGTCTATGGTAAACCTAGATACAAACGAAGGAGATGCAGGAGAGGGATTTTTAGAGAATTTGGAGATAACGGGAACATCAGAGGATTTTATTAAATTTGCAGGAACGATAACAGGATATGGAGCAATAATTGATTCTAATCAAATATTCTACGTTTGGGCATCTGATACTGATACCTATGTTGATAATGGCGGTGATGAATATGTACTTGTAAATTAAAAGATATGCCAGTAATTAATGGAGTTTATTTAAAGGATTTTGCTGCTTTACCTAGCGCAGTAGTTGATGCTAACATCATACCTATTGCAATCTCAGGCAATCAGATAGCGTATAGGACAACTGTTGGAGGTATTGTTACGGATGCCAGAGTAACAAGCAAGTTACTTACAGGCTTATCGGTCACAGGAGGAGCGGTGGTTGCTACTGATACAATCTTACAAGCATTCGGCAAAGTCCAAAACCAAATTAATAGCAAAGTTAGTTCTGTTGGCTTAACGATGCCCGCTGCTTTCTCAGTTGCTAACTCACCAATTACAAGCGCAGGGACTTTGGCAGTAACGGCAATAGGTGCGGCATCTCAGTATATTAGAGGCGATGGAGCATTAGCTGATTTCCCAACAACTGGGGGAGGTGGATCATCGGTTGCCTATTATCTAAACGGCTCAGTCAGTCAGGGTACAATAGGTGGGAATGCCTACTACGAAATGAATAAGACGCCTGTTATCGGCACAGGTACTGATTTCACTATAGCAGCTGATGGATATATTGCTCAGTTTATAACCGATGCAAACGACCCTGCATCTTTACTAATACCGGCAGGAAATTGGAACGTAGAGATGTATTTTAGTGCATCATCTAGCGGAGGTACGCCATCATTTTACGTAGAGGTTTACAAATATAACGGCACTACTTTTACGTTGTTAGGTAGTAGCGCAACTACGCCAGAGGGCATAACAAACGGAACGGCAATAGATATTTATTATACATCGGTTGGTATTCCTGAAACAGTTTTAGCAATAACAGATAGGTTAGCTATTCGGGTTTACGTTACGCATTCAGGCAGGACAATTACGCTACATACAGAGGACAATCATTTATCAGAGATAGTTACAACTTTCTCAAATGGATTAACGGCGCTTAACGGCTTAACAAAACAGGCTCAGTATTTTGCAGTTGGAAGTACAGGTACTGATTTTAATATTTCAAGTTCTGTTGATACTCATACTTTTAATATACCTGATGCAAGTGCGAGTAATAGAGGTTTAATAACCACAGGGACTCAGACTATTGCAGGTGATAAAACCTTTACAGGCAATATAAACGCAAGTCCAACAAGCGGAAATGCAATACAAGCATATACAACAAGTTCGGTTGCTATTCAGGTTGGAAGTACGACAGGCGGTGGACTTTTAGCGAATTCAACAACAGGTGCAGCAATTAGCGGGAATGCGACAGGAACTGGTGGACATGGGATAGTAGGTCAAGCATCAGGAACCGCAGGGGCAGGAGGTTATTTTTCAGGAGGTTCAAGTGCAACTTATGCAGTTTTTGCAACTGCCACAGGAAGTACAACAACTGCCTTATATGGAACTGCAAACTCTGCTAGTTATCCAGTTCAAAGATTAGTACAATTTGGTGCAGGGGCAATTGCATTTTTTGATAATTCAGGTGGTACAGTAGTAACTATTTCAAATGCAGGTAATCTTACCGCTAATTCATTTGTTAAAACAGGAGGCACGTCATCTCAATTTCTAAAAGCTGATGGTTCGGTAGATACAAATACTTACCAAGGTGCAATTACTTTAGGCGCAATAGGAATAACTCCAAACGCAAATGCAGCGAGTTTAGTTGGCAGTATTTTAAATCTACAACCTGCCAATGCTTCATTCGGAGGCGTTGTTACCACAGGAACGCAAACAATAGCGGGTGATAAAAATTTTACAGGAAATATTGCTGCTCAGCAAATTACATCTAATCTTACAAGTGGTTATGCTTTTTTTACAAATAATATAACCAATGGTTTTGGTGGATATTTTGGTGTAAGTGGAACAGGTTCTCATAGTATTTATGCTGGAGCAGCTAGTGGCAATTCAATTCAAGCACGTAATAATTCAAGCACCTACGCAACTATAAATGTAATAAATGATGGGTCGGGAAACATTGCTACTTTTGGAAATTCAGGCATAGGACTTGCTTCTATTACAAATGCAGGTGGTTTAACGCTTACAGGAGCATTAAGTGGTACAAGTGCTACGTTTAGTGGCAATGTAACTTTATCAGCAGCAGCTACAAATAAATATATTGAATATACTAACAATAATGGCAGTACATTAATTACAAATGCTTTAAATAATAACTCATACATAACAGGTGCTTTAAGTGGTGAAGCATTAATTTTAAGTGGGACTATTGGTAAAGGATTAAGGATTGGTAATACTGCTGATAATGTTAGCTATTTATCATTTACATCCACAGGAGCAGCTACGTTTAGTTCATCGGTTACATCAGTTGGTAATATTGTAGCAGACTCTGCTGCATTGATGGGGCAGGTACCTACTTATGGAACATTAAACGCACAATTTTCACATAAAGATAGAGCAGGAGCAGGAGAATATTCATTCCTATCTGCATCTACAGGAGAAACTTTTATCAACTCTAAAACAGGTGCACATATTTATTTTAGAGTTAATAATGGCAATATTGGCACATTCTTTTCTACAGGAAATTTATTAATAGGAACAGGTACAACAGATGCAGGTTACAAGCTAGATGTTAATGGAAAAGTTAGAACAAATACGGGATATGCTCAAAATAATGGTGGTGTAAGTATGGGTAGTAATGTTGCTACGACTATTTTTACATTATCTGGAGATAGGGGATTGTATATAGTTTATGTATCATTATCAGCTGGAGATGGTTCACCAGCAAATTACTCTGCCTCAGCAATGATAGCATTTGACACTTCTGCATCAAGAATAATGCAACAAACAGATGGCTCAAATCTTTTTATAACTATAAGTGGTAATAATATTCAAGCAAGACAAACAAGTGGAAATACAAATACTGTATCTTATAGTTTAATAAAAATAATTTAATCAAATAATATGAAAAACATAACACCTATCTCTATATGGGATAACGGAACAAATCAGAGCGCATCAATCTTAAACGCCTATTGTATTAATGATAATCTAAGTACATCAGCATCGTTTTACTATTCTCTTTTGAGCGATACAATGCAACAACTTGCTCAAGGTAATTTATCTATGTCAGGCGAAGTTTATGATGCGTGGCAGACAAATGATTATGCTTATGATTGGGTAGCTACTCAACTTAATTTAACTATTACAGGTGATTACGTTCCTCCTGTTGTTGAGCTGATAGCAGAAGTTACGCCAGAGCCTGAGCCGACTGATAATAATTTAGAATAAAACAAGTACATTTGATAAACCAAAAACAAACATGAAAACCAAAGAAGAAGTACAACCAGAAGTACAAACAGAAGTACAAAAATTAAAAGTTGAGTTAACAGTACAAGAATGGGAAGCAGTATTAGCAGTAATAGAGCAATCAACAAGTCCGCACATTCAAGTTAAATCAGTAGCCGCAGAATTAGTTAAACAGTTACAACCGCAAATAAAAGATGACAAATAATAATGCCGATTTAGCAACCATATTAAGCATTTCAAGTGCCATAGTTAGCATTGGAAACTTTCAACCATTAGTTACCTTAGTAGCCTCTTTGGTTGCCATTATCAGTGGATTATTTGCGATTAGGTATTACTACCGAGCAACTAAAAATTTAGATGATTAAGAACGGACTGATATTTTTATTAATATTAATGTCCGTTTTTTTGTTTTCTCTTAAACGAAAAGATAAAACCATTACAACAACTATAGTTGATACAGTAACAGTCACTAAAGAATTTACCAAGTTTACAAAAGGCGATAAAATACCTTTTAAGATTTTAGATACTATTTATAAGCAAAATTATGATACAACATACATTGTTAAAGATTATAACCAGGCTAAAGAGTTTACTGATAGCATCAGACAAGATAGCAACCTCTTTGTCATCCGAGATACCATCAGCCAAAATAAAGTCATTGGCAGGTCATTCCAAGTTAAAATCCAAGAAAAAACCATAACAATTACAAACAATATACAAGTCAAACCTAAATCAGCGTTATACATAGGATTTAGAAGCGATATAAGGCAAGATATGAGCAGAGTGGAACACAACGTTAGCCTATCATTTAAAACTCGGCAGAAAGGCTTATTTAGCGTCGGTTATGGAATGAGTGGTTATTCAGTAGGTTATGCAATAAAGTTATAGTTATGGCAAAGGCAATAAATGTAAGTGCATACGTTAAAAAATCAAGCAAAAGAGGCGTAGCTGCAAAAAGTAAAACGAGCAGTAATAAAACGAGCAAAAATTATAAAAAAAAATATAGAGGTCAAGGGCGATAAATAATAATATTATGGCAATCAAACAAAATTTAACAAATCCGTTACCTGTATCATTTAAAGATTTTAGTAAAAATCCTGTAGTTGGTACAATGTTTTTAGTAATCATTGGCATTAGCGTTCTATACATAGACATTAGAGGTAACTTTAATAGTCAATTAGAGGCTCAGAGTGCTAAGATTGAAAAGCTAGAAGCCAAGATGGATGCTATGGGACAGTCACTAATTAAGTGCGAGAGCGCAATGAGTGGAGCATCTGCAAAATTAAGTACATTAGAATCATTGGGTAAAATACAAAAGATAAAATGAGATATTTAGCATTCATACTGCTTTTATCTTCATGTTCTACGGCTGAAGTTGAGCAGGTAAATAAATACGATACTTTACTCTTAAAAATAGAGAAAAGCCAAAAGGTAATGGATAGCAGTATTGTTGAGGCGACAAAGAAAGAGGCTAAAATAATTAATAAAACTGTGCAAAGCATTATTCAAGACAAAAAGCAAATAGCAGAATTAGTTACTCAGGTAGCTGAAGCAAAAGCAAACACTAGAGTTGAGATACAAGTGCAGACTATTAGAGATACTGTTTTTGTGACAGAAAAGAAAAACTTTTGGGGTAAAAGTAAAAAGGATACATTATGACAGAGTTTTTTAAAGATGAGAACGGCAATCTAAGCATGAAGCGTTTATGCGGTTTGCTTTGTGTAATTGCCTTATGCGTGACTATGTACCATAACTCGTTTAGTGAGGAGCATACTGCACCATCAACTATACTTGTGGAATCAGTAGCTTTGTTGGCATTCGGTTGTTTAGGTTTGACATCAGCCGAGAAAATACTTAAAAAGAAATGAAACTATCTACACATTTAGATTTATCAGAGGTTATACGTAGCGATAGTGCAAAGCGTAATGGCATCAGCAATATGCCTACGCCAGAGCATATTGAAAACTTTAAGATATTAGCAACTAAAGTATTTGAGCCTATTAGGGAGCATTTTGGCGTTCCTATTCGTATATCATCTGGTTATCGATCAGCAGAGTTAAACAAATGTATTGGCGGATCTGCTACCAGTCAGCACTCAACTGGCGAGGCAATAGACATAGATCAAGACGGCACTACTATAACTAATAAGCAGGTATTTGATTACATAAAGGATAATCTAGCCTTTGATCAGCTGATTAATGAGTTTAATTATGCATGGGTGCATGTAAGCTATAAGGCAAATGGTAAGCAAAGAGGCGAGATCCTAGAGGCTTATAAAGAGGGTAAAGCAACTAAATATAAATTATATAAATAATTTTTTATATCTTTGTATATGTATAAAGAAATTTTAAATAAACTAAAGGTTTCAGAATCAATAAATGTAATATCACATTTTCAAGTCTGGCGTAATAACGCTAGTCAGTTACGCAAAGAAACAGGTAGAGTTTTTCATATAAGAGAGGTAAAAAATCAATGCCTTATTATTCGTATACTGTAAAATTGTTGTTACGTTAAAATATATATTTTTTATTTTGCTGGTTATTAAAATAACTTTTGTATATTTATACCATGCAATAAAGCATAAAAAAAACTTGCAAAAATGAAAACACTAAATGAATTATTCCAACTGTTTGCAGACGCAACAAAACAAAAAGACAAAGTATTTATTAACTACTCTGGTCATGTAAATAAGATTTATATAACTTATTACTTATTTGGGTGGAGCAGAGAAGAAAGTAACATTAAATATGAATGTGAAGTAGTATTAAATGAAGCAGGTATTCAAGAAGCATACTGGTTTTTATATAACAAACTTAACTAATAATAAAACTTGCAAAAAATGAAAACAGGCACAGAATTAAAAGTAACAAGCAACATAAAAGAGCGTACTTTTAGGATAAAAAAAAATAATACAATTTATAAAACCATTAGAATGAGCAAAGAGGATTTTAATGATGCTGATAATTGGACTGCTAATGACTGGCAATCTTTTTTAAATAAAACACACGAATATTTTATAATTAAATAAACATTCCTGTTCCTGCAAGTCAGGAATATGCCGCCTCGCTTGATTAGTCAAGCGGGGATTAGGCAGTACCGGGATGTTCCGGATAAAACTTGCATAAAATGAGTATACTAAAAGAAATCAAAACAAAGTACCCAGACTGCTATTACGATGCAGACATGGATGCTATTTATTGGAACGATCAGACAATAGCAGAGGATGCTAAAGACCTAATCGAAGATCATTACGAGGGTAAGAAAACCTGGACTACTGGTAGATCTGGAAATCCAGAAGATGATACAAGGGAGCCATGTTCAGGAGAAGATTACATAATAGCAGAATTAAACCACGATTATCATTACGCATTTGACCAGATATGAAACTAATAAATAGACTAAGTCCAGAGCATTTATTAATGCTAAAGGCTGAAGAAATTAATTACCCAGAAACAACTAAAAGATTAATAGAAGAATTATCAAATACTACACATTGGGTAGATTTAAAATATTCAACAATTTGTAAATTAGTATTTAATTTAGGAATAAAAGATTATTCACCAAGCACAATAGATAAAATATTTGATAATGTTAGCAATTAAATCAACAGTATACCCAGATGGATTTAGAATCCTATGGGTAAATGGAATGCCTAAGCATCCAGAATTAATAATGGATAGTCAGCTTTATAATCGATGGGCGGTCTATATTCACAACATGGTGTTTAATATTAAAGGCGTTAACAAGGTAAGATCTGGAGGAGTATGCTATTCAGATGGACAGGATTCAGCTTTAAGATTAGCTAAAGAAATATTAAGATAAAAATATTATTTATCATGTTTTATTTGTATTTATAAATTATTTTTATAACTTTATAACAATGTCCACATTCATAAACCAAAAACACATAACGTATAGCCTGATAGGAGTGGACACCTTGAAGGCATACGTTTTTTCATTATGGAAAAATCAGAAACAATTACAAGCCTAGCGAAAGCCTTAATAGACTTTCAGGGAAGAGTTCAGAAGATTTCAAAGGATGCTAAAAATCCATTCTTTAAATCAAATTATGCATCCTTGTCAAACATTCAAGATGCAATTAGCAAACCACTAGCAGAGTCAGGACTAGCTTATTCCCAGATGCCTAGCGGAGTAAATGGATTATCTACTATTCTAATTCATGCAGAATCAGGAGAGTATTTAATAGATACGTTTATTATGCCAGTAAGTAAGCCAAACGATCCTCAAGCAGTAGGTTCAGCCATTACCTATGCAAAGCGTTATGCATTAACTGGAGTACTAGGATTAAACATAGATGATGATGATGATGGAAACAAAGCCTCTCAGGATGTTAGACCATGGCTTAATCCAAATACAGATAAATGGACATCAGTAATTAAAGCATTACAGGATGGATATACAATGGATGTAATATTAAAAAAATAT